ATTGGGTATGATGTTTTATCACTGCACTTTAAAAAATAAAAACCTGATACGTGTTGATTCCAATGTATATGTGCTGAATGATGGCCACCACCTTTTTTAGCAAATTCTTGCACCCATAGCTCACTAAACATAGTTTGATATTGTGACATATCATAACCTTGGTGATCTAAATACTCCCAAGATTTTTGACCTATATAATTTCTAAAATCTAAAAAATCATTATCGTGTGTTAATGGTGTTGAGTGATAAGATCTTCCAAAATCACCGTGTTTTTTTATAAATTCTTTTTCTCTTTTACGAGATTCAGTAATATATTTGTTACTTGCTTTATTTAAAGATTTTACAAACTCTGGTTTTTGTTCTGACCAAATGGTTGTGTTAAAATAGTTACTTATATACATTATCTAAACGGCTTTCCTAGATGCCAGACAACAAGACTGTATCTTGTGCCAGCGGTTACTGGTTTAACTCTATGCCACACAAAAGAAGGAAACACAATAATAGATCCTTTAGGTAATATTTCTTTTGCTCTTCTCAAGTGTTGACTTTCATCTCTCATGTGTGGATCGTAGTTTCTAAAATCAAATTCTAATTCACCACCTTTATATTCTGAACCATCTGTTAGCTGACAAGTCATAGATAGTTTTCGAATTCTTCCATGCTCTGGATGATTAACATCATCTCGTTGATATGGTTTATCCCAACTATCACAATGCCAATCATAATATTGATTATGTTTGTATTTTGTAAATTGACAAGATTCACTTCTTTCCCAGTCAAAATTCCAACCAGCGTTCCTATTTGCTTCATGAACGTATGGATGTAATTCTTTATATATCCAAGTATCATTTAACCAAACTAAATCAGAATTTCTTTTTCTTTTTAAATCTTTAACTTCTTGTTTGTTTAATTTTCTATCACCATAACCACCTGTTCTTGCCATAACTTCTTTTTTTTCATTAGCATAGGCTATAACATCATCACAAAATCTGGGTGTTAATACACCACTAAAATACCAATAGTAATTAGATATATTCATAAGTTATGGTTTGAATAAAATTCAAACTGTCTTTCTGATTATTAGTTATGTAATACATATTAGTTGATGGAAACATTATAAACATATTATTTTCAAGTGATATATCCCAGCTTCTTCCTTTTCTTCTGTTATCTTCAAAATGTATTCTAACATTACAATCTTTAACTTTTACACCATATAATAATGTAAAGTCTGGTGAGTTACGTAAATCTACTGGATCAATGTTTAATAATGGAATTGTAGTTTCCGCAGGTTTATAAATATCACCCCACGTTTTTTTGTTAACTAGATTAATACCATACTCAAGACCAATATGATCTCGCATATATGTATTCAACATATCCCAAGTTCGTGAAAATGGAAATTCTTTGTTTTTAATTTGTGATTGTAAGATGTCACCTGATAATTTATCTCGGTCAATGTCCCAATCTTTAGGCATATCGACATCACCAAAATATAATGCTTGTTCGCTTAATACTTTCTTTTGCATACCACCACCATTTTTAATTTATGCGTTACCGTCTGTCAAGTCCCAAGATTGATTAGCTTCATTCCAACTATAATACCAAGCGTGTGTCATAGCTTCATTTTGTAAAGTTTGTTCTTCAGTCAATTCTGGAGCATCACCAATAGGTGATTGCCAAGATGCATTTGCGGTATTTTTTACCCAAGATGCATATGGTTTTTTAGGCCAAAAAATTTGATTATCTTCGTCCCAAGTATAACCTATACCTGCGTAGTTACCTCTAAATGCTTTTGAGTCGTCACCTGATTTATGTTTATTACTAGCTGTATTGTATGAAGTTTGAATCCACATTTGTGCAGGCCAATTGTTATGTGTTTCTAAATATTGTTGACCTACTGATTCATCCTCAACACCATCGGCATTTTTCATGTCCTTGTCATCAAGTGTTAATACTTGAATAACTTTACCGTTAGCTCCTAGTTTTGCAAAATGTGCCATAATGTTTCTCCTTATATATTAATTTTAAATACTAGTAAATACATATTAATTTTGAAATTTGTATCTAATAATAACAACTCCTGAACCACCAGCAGCACCAAAACCAGATTGACCTCCAGCTCCACCTCCGCCACCACTATTTGTAGCTCCAGCAGTTGCGTTAGATCCTGGAAATCCACCATTTCCCCCACCACCTTTTCCACCTGCTCTTGGTCCAGCAGGACTACAACCTGAACCACCTGCACCGCCTCCAGCATAATATCTAAATGAACCACAGGGAACACCATTACTACCAAAAGCAGTTGGTACTCCAGCTCCATCTCCACCTAATGCAGAAGTTCCACCTGAAGATGCTGAATCTTCTCCCTCATTAATTGCTCCGCCACCTCCACCACCTGAAGTTTGAGCTGAAGCTCCGCCATCACCACCATCTCTACCTTGAGCTGGACTAACTGGAGGAGTATTTCCTGTACCACCCGCAAGAGTAGGAGTTCCACCATCTGGTGGAGCACCATATCCACCGCCACCTGAACCTCCTGGTCCACCAACTAAATTAGCAGAAGAAGATGAACAAGATCCACCTCCACCACCAGCAGATGTTATTGTTGAAAAAGTTGAAGGAGAACCTGATAATCCAAATCCTGTAGGTGGTGTTGGATTAGGGTGAGGTCGTTGAGCTGCACCCCCTCCAACTGTAATTGGAAAACTAGCCACTGATGCTGTAATAGCAGCAGGAGCCGCTAAAGGTTTGCCTGGATAAGTCGCAGGAGCTAAACTTGGAGAAGCAAATCTAAAACCACCTGCTCCACCGCCACCTCTTCTGTTTACTCCACCTTGTCCTCCACCTGCTACTACTATATATTCTAATTCATTATTTCCAGTAGAATTACCTGCACAAGTAACTTCAAAAGTACCTGGACCTGTAAATGTGTGAATTTTAAAATCTCCACAACAAGTTATTGTTCCACCTGTAGCTACTACATATTTAGATGTAGGTGCAATTGATTGTAAACCATCATCTGTTACTAACCAACCTTGTGTTGAATCTACAAAAACTAATGTAACTGCCATACCTTCTGTTGATAAAGTTGCATTAACAGCCTGACCACCAATTTTATCTGACCCATTTCTAGTTAATGTAACATTATTTGTATCAAAAGTATTTGCATAATCTTTTATTGCAACAACAGCTCCTGCACTTCCTGCAGGAAGTGTTACATTAACAGCTCCTGAAGTTGTATTTACGAAATATCCTTCGCCAGCAACCGCTGTAAAATCTCCTGTCTTAACTGTTGTATTCCAAGACGCAGCACCTGTTGCACCAAAACCTGATGCAGTACCAGAGTTTGTAATTGATGCACCAGCAGGAATTGTAATGGTGTCACCACTATCTCCTAACTGAACTGTACCACAATTTGTTCTTGGACTAATTTTATTTACTTTTACTTCACTCATAATTTACCTATTGAAATTTATACCTTATTACTACTATACCTGAACCACCGCTTCCACCACTACCACCAGCTTGGCCTCCACCACCGCCACCGCCACCAGTGTTAGCTGTTCCAGAGACTCCAGCAGTGTTGCTTGCTGAACCAGCTCCACCACCGCCTGATCCTCCAGCTCCTCCGGATCCTCCACCTTGTCCTGATCCTCCACCGCCACCACCAGCTCTCGTGACATTTGATCCTGTAATTCCAGTTGTTGCACCAGTTCCGCCAGCACCTCCGTTAGGTGCAGAAGGTGTTGCAGAGCCAGCTCCACCTGCTCCTCCGCCTCCACCAGCACCTGGTGCTGGAGAAGTTCCACCATTACCTCCGTCATTTCCTTGAGGTGGTGATACTGGAGGTGTGTTACCAGATCCTTTACCTGGAGGATTTGAACCTCCACGACCACCTCCGCCACCACCGGAACCACCATTACTAGCGTCAGCGTTATCATCACCGCCACCTCCGCCACCGCCAGCAGACGTTATTGTTGAAAAAATTGAATTAGATCCTGGTAAACCTGCGTTTGCTCCTCCAGGGTTTGGAGATCCTGCTCCCCCAGCACCAACTGTAATTGGATAATCTTGTGCTGTTACTGTTACTCGAAGTGGTGCAGATGGATAACCATCTAAAGGACTTGCTGTGTATGGAGTTATAGGACTTTTTAATTCTCTATATCCTCCTGCTCCACCTCCGCCACCATTATCTTCAGCTGAACCACCGCCGCCAGCTATTACTAAATAAGATACTATATTTTCAGCAGCAGTTGCTGATGCAGCCGATACTGAAAAAGTTCCAGGGCTTGTAAAAGTATGAATTTTGCAATCACCACAAGTTGTTACTGTTCCACCTGATGCTACTATGTTTGATGAACCTGAAGCCGCAAAATCTGAATCTTGTATTGATCTCCAACCTACTGTTGAATCAATATAAACTAAAGTTAAACCTTCGCCTTCTGTGGATAAAGCTACTACTCCTCCACCATCTCCACCATTGATTTTTTCTGAACCATTTGGTGCAATTGTTAGAGCGTTTGAGTCAAAAGTGTTGTTATAATCTTGAACTGATACAATAGCTCCAGCAGATCCTGCTGGCAAGTTTACTGTAAAACCACCAGATGTTGTATTACAAAAATATCCTTCACCATTTGCTGCTGTAAATGTGGCTGTTTTAATTGATCCTGTCTGCCAATCAACAGTTCCAGTTCTTCCAAAACCTGTTTGCGATGCGCCTGATCCTAAAGTTACTGTATCGCCACTTGCACCGATAGTTATTGTGTTTCCAGACTCTTTTATGATGTCTGCTCCACATGTATTTTGTATTGTATTTACTTTAATTGTACTTGTCATAATTATTGAAATTTATACCTTATTATTACTATACCAGACCCACCTGCTCCAGAAGTTTGTCCAGATGGACTACTATCTATTCCTCCACCGCCACCACCAGTATTTGTTCCACCGGATGTAGCACTTGATCCACTAGTTGCAGCTGCTCCACCACCACCTGCTCCACCTGTTCCTTGACAAGATGGACTAGCTTGACTTTCTGCTTGACCTCCTCCACCACCAGAAAAATATCTAGCACCTGAAACAGGACCTGGTGTTCCATTACAACCAGCAAAACCTGTTTGAACTACAAAACTACCAGCTCCACCAGGACCAGCTTTTGTAGCGGGACTTGGACCATTACCTGACCCTGCGCAAGCAGCTCCACCTCCGCCAGAACCTTGGTTAGTTTCAATTGCTGGATTAGTGTCTCCTCCTGGATTACCTTGAGGAGGAAAAGTAGCAGGGGTATTACCTGATCCTGGTCCACCAGTAGCACTCATTCCACCTTCACCACCACCTGATCCACCAGGTCTTCCTGCAGATGTTCCATTTGGATTAGCTCCACCACCTCCACCGCCACCAGTAGACGTTATTGTAGCAAATATTGAATTACTTCCATCACCACCTTGAAATCCTGCTACAGGAGGTGCATTACCTGTTCCAGGACTACCACCTCCTCCAACTGTAATTGGAAAAGCTGTAGCTGATGCTGTTATAGCTATTGGTGCTGCTAATGGAGAACTTTGAGGTGCGGGCATAGATGTACAATTTGAAAATCTAAATCCTCCTGCACCACCTCCACCACCGCCACCATTAGCTCCACCACCAGCGCCACCTCCAGCTACCACTAAATAATCTAATTTATTAGATCCAGCAGAATTTCCTGCATTAGTTACCGTAAAAGTGCCGGGACTTGTAAATGTGTGAACTTTAAAATTTGTGCAAACAGTTGTAACTGTTCCACCCGTTGCTGCAACAAAAGCAGGTGTTGTACCCTCTTCTGTATCTTCAGCGTTTTGAACGTTAATCCATCCCTCTGTTCCATCTACATAAACAAAAGTTGCTGCTTGACCATTTACAGTTAAAAATGCACTTGCAGCAACACCACCTATTTTTTCTGAACCATTAGGTGTTATTGTTAATTTATTCGTTTGAAAAGTTCTTGTATAATCAGCAAAAGAAACTATTGCTCCAGCAGAGCCTGCTGGTAAATTTGCAGTCACAGTTCCACTAGATGTATCTATAAAATATCCTTCGCCAGATGATGCTGTAAATGTAGATGTTTTAATACTTCCTGTTTGCCAATCAACAGACCCTGATCTACCAAAACCTGATTGAGTAGCTCCACTAGCTAGTGAAACTGTACCTCCTGATCTACCTATAGTTACAGTTGTTGCATCTACAGTTGCAGTTTTACAAGCCCCACCACCAACTGTTAAAGTTGAACCTGATTGTTGTGTTATCTGATCTACTTCTATCTTACTCATTAAATTACTACTACCGTTCCTGTTATAGTTTGTGTTCCAGTTACTGTAACTGGTCCTGCTAATACTCCAGATGCAATTGTTTGATCTTGTGAAAGAGTTGTAGCATGTGTAACTAAATAATCTGTAGCTGTCATAGATGGTGACATAGCTCTCGATGCTGGTAGTGTACAAAATACATTTTTGGTACCTGCTCCAAAATCTACTTTGCTATCACTATTTGATGATGAGATAACTGTGTCTCTTGATAAAGTATCCGGTGAAGCATCAGTAACTGTACCAATACCTACCTCAAACTCTCCTGCAGAATTATTTTCTATTGCATAGAAAGTTGTATTTGTAGTTCCAATTCCTGAAACAAATGTTTCGTAACCTTGCTCCGCTCCTGCAAGATTCAAAGTTCCTGTTCCAGTAGTTGTACTTGTTTCTTTAACTCTATCGTTAACTATTAAAGCCATTACTACTCCAAATTTTATTACGCGTCGCCAAGTCTAATAATAGCGCTAGAAGAGTTAGCAGTTGGAAACTGAACAACGAAATCTCCGTTTGTTGCAGTTTTTGTTCCGCCAAAATCTAGAACTAATACAGCTGGGTTTGTTCCGCCACTCTTATAAATCAGTGCGCCTACAGCAGACAATGTTACAGAACTAAAAGTTAAATCTGCAAAATCAACAAAACCAATATTACTTGATACCGATACACCATTGTTAGTTAAAGTATTTCCACCTGAAGTATAGTTTGTTCCAGATGTAGAAACTTCATTCGTAGCAGTGAACGCAGTTGTTGCTGTTGTTAGGCCAGATATGTTAGTGTAAAGAGCAAGTTTAAAAGTTGATCCACCAGATGAATCAAAATTAAATTCTCCTTTTAACAGGTCTGTTTTAAAAGAGTCAGGTACTACATTAGCCATTTATATTTTCTCCTTATGGTGATGGCGATTTAATCTGAGCACGAATAGCGCCATCTTGCCATTCATCTCTACGTCTTCTACCTTCTTGTTCGATAGAGTACGATTTTGCAGCCCTTTGATATGACTGTTCATAGTATTGTAACAGATCCGCTGGACCTTTCAAGTATCCATATGCTTCTACCAGACATCCATACAAAAGTAAATCCTGATATTTATTAGATACAAAGGTTCCACTAGAACTTACAGATGAATCTGTAAGACTTGTAGGTTGTTTGACATATGCTAAAGTAATTTCAAATGTAGCGTTTGGTGTAGGTGCTACAACCCAAAAATTAGCGTCCCAGTTAGCATAATACTTAGGTAAACCACTAGCTGTGCTAGGTGTGTTGTAGTATTCTGTCATGAAACTAGTATCTCTTTTTTCTAAAAATACTTGGTTGTTTGAAGCATCTTTTAATTGAACATATCTTATAACTCTAAGATCAGATGGAATTGTTACATATCTGTTTCCAGATTGTAGGTTTGATGTAGCGTAAAATCTGTTATCATCAGAGTCTACTTCTCTATAAATTCTGTTTTCAGCATTTTTAATTATTGTATTTAATACAGCAGTCGACAATACAGAACTATCTACTTCAGTATAGTTTCTAATATCATCTTGTAAGTTTGTAAGTGTGTATGCCATTATGGTGATAGTGTAACCGGACCAGCCGATATACTTCCTCCTCCTATTTTTGCAGTTGCAGTTGCTGTGCCTGAAGCTGTAAAAGTATAATTATTAGCATTTGTAACTGTAATTGTAAATCCCGAAGCGTTATTAATATCTGCAGAAGTTATACCTGCACCAGGTTCTGCATCTCTAAATCTAACAGTATCACCTGTAGTTCTTCCATGGTTATCTTCAAATACAGATATTGTTGTAGACCCACTCGTAGCAGACAATGGATTTAAAGTTAGTATTCTTGCAACAGCAGGTTCAACTCTTGCAGGTCTTGCATTTAATAAACCTTGTGGATCAGCACTATGTGGTTTTGGTTCTAGTTGTGGGTGTTTGGGTTCAAACTCTGATATGTGAACTCTTGCACCATTCCATTCTATTACCATTTCAGAATATGGAAACGCTAATCCAGATCTATCAGAAATAAATTGTGCGTATTTACCTGAAGAAAGATTAGACATTAAGACTCCGGATAGTAAACTTTAGGGCTAATATATGTACTAGTAGAAGAACCATCTTCTTCTAAAGCTCTTTGTAATTCATCTTCGTATAACATCTTTAGCATTTGAACTCTGTCTGGTGCATTTTTAATTGCAAGATAATAAGCTAATCCTGCAGTCATACATGGTACAAATCTATATGGTACATCTGCATCATTAGTATAATCTCCAGCATCTTGAATTCTTTTTACATAATAATAATTTATAAATTTACCTGCTTCATTAGAACCAGGTGTTAAATATAAAGTAACTGTAATTTTATCTATAAATCTTTGAACATAGTATTGTGATGGTGTTCCAGTAGATGTCTTGTTTGATAGTGCTTGATACTGCGATCTATTTATTTTTGTAAGTGGTGTGTCTACATTATTGTTTCTAAAAGATGCTTCTAATACATCATCAACACCATAAACAGCAGTTGTGCTTGAAGTACCATCACCTGTTGATCTAAACATTGTATAAACAGATTGATCAGCAACTAAAGTAAAATTATTGTTTGCTATTTCCCAATAATGCAAACCTCTGTTTGCCCATTCTTGAAATAAAATATTAAGAGATCTTCGGGCAGATTTTAATTGATAACCAGATACACCTTGTATACCAATTCTTTCAAAAGATTCTTCAACAATATCTGAAATAGAAAAACCTTTTTCAAATACAGTTGTACCCGAAGTAGTGTTGGCCATTTACTCTCCTATTTATCTATAATAACAGTTGCCGTTGCATTTGATATAGCAGAAACTGTCATTCCGCCTTCAAATAAAATTCCGTCTTCTGCTAGATTATAAGAAAATACATCACCTGCTGGTACGTCTACTTGAAACTGTGTTACTGAGTTTCCGTCTTGTAATGTAACTGAACCTGCAGAACCTGTTGATGCTAAAATAATTCCTCTTAATCTTGTTCTTCCTGCAAAGACTGATGTAGCGTCTGTTTTTCTAACTGCTTTTACGTCTGATTTCATTATCCTGTGTATCCTATTGTTACAGAGTCTGTAGTAGTTAAGTCTAAATAGACTCCTGTTTTAAATCTTATACCAGAACCAGGGACCATTATATCTAATCCTTCATCACTAAATTTAGCTTGAAACTCTAAAGAACCACCTGTTCCAGTTCCATCATGTAATTTTACTAAACAGTTAGTACCACCATGAGCTTGTATGTAAGTTACTCTACATGGTCCTAAGTTTGTACTACCACCAGTGATAGTTTTAAAATTACCGTCTGCTGTTAATGTTGTAAACTTCTGATCACTTATAAACGATCCGCCGCCTGCCATAATTATTCTCCGTTAAATTGATGTGGGGCCGAAGCCCCACAAAATTATTTATTACGACTCTTTAGCAAAAGTTCCTCTAACTTGAGTAACTTGCCATGCTGTAGTTCCATCTAAAGATGCAATTACAACGAAGTCACCTTGTTTAGAAGTAGCTTTTGTATTGATTAAGTCTTTGTCATCTGTTGAAGAACCAGCGTATGTGATTCCATCAGAAGCGTTTGGACTGATTGTTAGAGCGTTTGTTCCATCAGGTGCATTGTTTGCAAATTTAAAAACTGCTCCCACTGCAATTGCTGGTAACGTAAATACAACACCATCAGTTTCAGAAACAAAAGTTTTTCCTGAATCAGAGGCTTGTACAGTGTAATTTGAACTTTTAGTTTCAATATTTACACCTTCTTTTCCTTCAAGTACTGGACCTGAAAATGTAGTTTTTGCCATAATTATATCCTCCTAGTTTACAGATCATAGTCTCTAGGCCGTCGACTATACGCGTCTATGATCTTTTGATAATTGTATAGTGATTATTTTATATACTAGATTTGAGTAGAGCGCAAGAGAGCCTGTAGTGTGAATTGAATTTATTCAACGATGTAGCTTTTTATTAAGTAGCTACTGAAACTTGTGGTTCAGAATCTTCTATCTTATTAAGAAGATGTTCTCTTCTAGCTTCTGCTAGTTTTATATGGCTAATTACTTCTCTGACTTTTCTGTCAATCTTAACCATATTAAGAGTATATCTACCCTCTTTAAGATGCTCCTGTTCCCACTCTAAGTCCAGACCCCTCTTCTTCGTGTAAAGGGTCTCTAGATGTTGTTGCATCGATAACTTCCTCATAAGTTATTCTCTTTACTCTTGGATCATTCATTTCTCCAAGATGTTCCCATTTTATATCACCTTTTCCCAATTTGTCAATAATAGCGTTTTCAATGTCTAATGGAGCATCAATACTAGTTATTATAAAATCAGCATGAAGTTGATATGCAAAGATCTGTACTCTGAAGTTTTTAGGGTGCATTTTTCCTTTCTATTTAACGATTGTGGCGGAACTGTGTCCCGCCACAAAATTATTGATTAAGCACCTGGTGATGCAAAAATACCTCTAGGGTCTGATACGCCAAATACGTATCTTTCTCTAGCTTTGTATCTTACGTTTCCAGTATCGAAATCGCCTTCCATTTTTGTAGTTAATGGAGCTCTTTCCATATGCTTCATTCCGTTAGGCACGTCTGTAGTGATATAGAACGCATCTGTGTCAGTTAAATAGTGGTTAACTGTGTAGCCGCCAGGAATCATTCCCATGCTTGCTAATGCGTTGATATCATTATCAGCAGTTCCAACTCTTTGTGAAGACTTCATAAGTCTTTCAGCAGTGAATTGTAGTGCAGATGGAATGATCATCTTCACAGCTTTCGCAGCGATTTTTAAACCTCTTTCATCAGTAAGCGCAGCAATGTCGATCATTGATTGCTCTAATGAAGTTTCGTTTAAGTCCGCAGCTGTTGCCAATGTATTACTGAAAGTTCCAGCAATAGTTGGGTGAGCTGTGTTGAAAAGAGATACACCATCACCTGAAGTGAATGTTAAACCTGGTAAACCATTGTTTAACGGTGCAGCTGCTTTAACTTGTTTAGTTTGAGCCATAGATCTCGCTAAAGCTTTTGTATATCTAGACGCAAGTCTGTCATACAAATTGTCCTCAATAGCTTCCTCAGTGATAGCAAACCCAAGAGCAATTGTCTCGTGAGTGTATCTAGCTGTGAAAGTTTCTTGAGCAC